CTTTGATTTTGTAGCACCACCAGTTAAATGATCAGCACCACAATCTTTGTAAGATTTTTTAGATTTCTTTGATGACTTCTTTGATGACTTCTTTGATGACTTCTTTGATGACTTCTTTGATGACTTGGAAGCTTTTTTAGAAGATTTCTTAGATTTTTTAGCACCACCATCTTGTTGGTTTTCGTTAATGTTGCTTAGAGCAGCTTTTAAATTATCTTCTAATTGATCAGTATCAGTAACAGAAGTTACAGTATCAAATTCATCGTTATTGTTTTTATCAGATGTTAACATAGCAATCAAATTATTGATATCTTCAGAACCAATAACATCAGATTCACGAGAATTTCCACCAGTTTGTCTAACAAAAATATCATTATTGTCTTTGTTACCAAATACATCATCAGAAGTTGCAGACAAATTATTATTATATAAATTATCATTTAATTGTGAAGTGACAGAATCTAAAATATTATTTACATTAGATTGATTAGATTTGTTACCAATAATATTTAACCATTTAGGTAAATCTATTTTTTCTGTTTGTACATCAGTGATTAAATCATTTAGATCTTCAGTAAGGAATTTATCGACCATCGTATATATATATAAACGTAGATAAAATTAATTAAAAACAAAAAATTTTTAAACCAAAAATATACAAAAAAAAAGAATTTAAATCTAAATCTTTCTATATGATAAAATTATTAGATAATAAACTTGATAACATTTTTAGTAAAATTTTAGATAATTTTTATGATTTTATAAAAAAAATAAAAATTATAGATAAATTGAACCAAGATGAAAATTTTGTTACTTTTCAAAATCTAATTATTGATACAATTAAAAATTTTAATGAATATAGTCAAAAAGAAAATAGAAATTATTTTAATTCAATATTTGAATCAAGTAAAGAAAAAAATAAAGAATCAACCGACGATCAATATAAATTTTTTAATGATTTCTTACTAAAGTATTATGCATATTATATACTTTTCTCTATTGCTTATTTTTATCAATCTGGAAGAGATTTATATACAACAAATATTATTGAAATAAGTAAAAATCAAAAAAATAATGTTTTTAAAATAGAAAACTTTTTTAATAGTGAGACTAATTCAAAAATAGTATCCATTTTTAATATTATTAAAAATTTTCAAAATGTAAACAAATTAGCAAATAATATTGAAAAAATTAAAATTATTCTTAAAAATAATCCAATTAAATTTGAATCTACAATTAATTTTTTTGAAAAAGTTGGTGAAGATTATATCAGTAAAAACATTTTAATTAAAGATAATTTTCATAATTTAATAAAATCATTAATATACAATGAATTATTTAATGAAGAAAAAGATGAACTTATAAAAAAAATAAGTGAAAATAATGATGCTCAAACAAAGTATAAATTTATTGATATTGTAAGATCTAAAGATACTAAATTAATTGATTTTATATTATTGCAAAAATTCTTAACAATAAAACAAATAAATAGTGGATTAGCTACAGAAATATACTCGTTTTTAGAAGAAATAAAAATTAAAAAAGATCTAAATGTTAAAACCAATAAACAAATTGTTAATTTTCTTTTTAAAAGTAAAATTTTAATTCCTATAACTGAAGAATTTTTAAGATATCACAAAGATACAGAAAAATATACTTATCAAAATATGATTGATGATCCTACAAATGTTATCTCTCAAAAAGAAGATACTAAAATCAAATTATTATTAAATAAATTGGAAAAAATTAAAAATCTTCACTCAAAATATAATCAAAAAAATGATAAAGCTAAAAGTGATACAGAAAAACTATTTTTTCAACAAATGATTCATAGATTAATCGTATCATTTAATGATAATGAAGAAATAAAAATAATTCAAAAATTAGAAGATTCAGAAAAAAGTTCTGATATAGACATGCTCAATGAACTTGAAAATTATAGAAATTACCTTTATATTAATTTTAGAGACTTGAGTAAAGATGGTTTTAATTTTAGAACTTCAGAGACTGTACAGTGTATTAGATACGCAAATATCCTTTACAAAAAAAAAAATCCTGATAACAAGATTGAATATAGAATAAGTAATGATTCTGTTGATGTTAATATCGTTGGTGTAGCTTGGAATCCTAGTTATAAGGCTCTTAACGATTTTTCTAAAAATGATTTAATAGATGTTAATAATATAATGAATGATAAGAATGGTATTAAATCATTTGAGTCGGTAATTACAGAAACATTTAATAAACCAAAAGAAAAACTATTTTATTGGCTATTTGATAATGAAAATGATAAACTAAATATGAAAGAATATGTAAATGTAGATACAATTGATGAAAGTAAGAAAATAATGATAAATATTAAAAAAATATATTATTTATATTCAAATCTATTAGAAGAAAAAATTAAAAATGAAGTTAAAGGATATTCAGATTTATCAATCTATGATATCGATAACATTATTAATTTTTATAGTTATAAATTTTTTGATTTTAATTTTGAAAATGAAATATCACAAAATATTTTCAATTATGGTTATATCAATAAAATAATTGATAAAAAAATTATTCCGGACGAGTTGGATTCATTTGTACCCGGAAAAGGAAAAGATATAATAAGATTACCTGTAATTACAGATGATGAAATTGAAAAATACACAGGTCTAATTAAAAGAAAAAATACATTAGTAGTAACTGATCGTGTAGAAGAAGATATTTCTCTAGAAGAAGAAAAAGATAGACCAATTTGTTTTCATCACTTCAAAGTTAGAGAATTAGCAAGACTATCTAAATCCAGAGTTGAAGATTTTAATCAAATTGTTTTTAATTTTGTAAAACAATATGTTAAAACTAATGATAATGGTGATTATATTTGCAAAAGTTGTGAAGAACATTTGAATTTATCTAAATACCAAACAACAGGAACATATGTAGCTGAATTAGATGTTTTCCTTACAACATCACTAGGTGTAAATGAAGATTTATGGAAAATTCAAAAGTATTCAAAATTCACAAGAGGTATTAGAAATATAGAAAAAAATCTAGAAAAAATTTGTTTTTCAATTAATCTTTCTGCTTATCTCGGAGGAACACCAATAGAAAGATTAAGAAGAAGAACTGTTATTAAAGATATATTAGATATGATACTTATTCATACTGAATATCTTAAAGATCAACCAAAAAATAGAATTGAAGAATCATCAAAAGAATATGGATTAAGTATATCTAATCTTTTCTTTTTTAAATTTGAAGATGATATTTTTTTAACAAGTTCTATGGATACTGATAAATTCAAAAAAATTAAATATAACAATGTATTATCTTATATGATTTTGATTTTAATATCTGAATTAAATGTTGGACAAATAATGGGACTAAAAACTGATAAGAGATGTAATTTTCTAATTTATAATAATATTAAAAAAAATCTATTTGGTAATATTTATTTATTACTTGGAGAAGGTAATAAAAAAAGTATTCTTGAATATCCAATATTATGTTATATTTTATATTATTTTAGTTGTGTATTTACTTCAAATTATTTTTGGTTATGGGATTATGAAAATGATAAAGGATTCAATTCTACTATTCAAATAACTATTATTAATACAGTAGTAGATTTATTTAATACTATAATTGAAGCTAATTATTCTATCAAAGAAAAATCATACCAATATGAAATTATTGTAAATAGAATACTAGACAAATTAAATAGACTTTACAAAGATGATGAATTAATGGAGACAATAGAATCTCAATTTAATTTAAAAATTAAAATAGATAAAACTACTAACAGAATATCATTTGTTACCAAAAAAGTAAAAATGATTAATATCGACAGTAGTGTTATAACTAAAGATGACACAATTAATAATAAAGATTTGCATACTAAATTAATTAAAATATCACAAATTTGTAATTCAACTTTCAAAGAACTAGAAATTATAAATAGTAATGATGAAAAAAAATATGAAATACCTCAGTATATTACTAATTGTGTAGATGGAAAATTTCATAATTGGTCTTATTTAAAAGATAGTGGAAATAGATTTAATAAAATAGATTTAGTATGTTCTAAATGTAATAAAAAATATAGTGAAGTAACAAAAATATTAAATAGTAATTCTAACTTAAATTCTAATGAATTTATTAACCAATATGATAAAATATTAAAACAAATCAAAATTAATAATTTAAGTAAACTAGTAAAAGAACATTGTTTAGACGGCACTAATCATGAATTTGAAAATGACGGAACCAAATGTTCAAAATGCAAGTTAGACCCAGATTCATATAATTACACTGAAAAAGACTATTTAAAATTAGAAGAAAACCTCAAAAAATTAAATGATAATCGAATAAAAATTATGATTGAAGAATCTAAAAAAGTAGAAATTAAGATTAAAAATGATTTTGATAAAAGAAAACTAATTTTAAACAAATTTAATAAAAGATATGAAGGTCATACTAAATTAAATATAATTAAATATGTAAATGATTTTAGCCAAAGATTAAAATCAATTTTAGGAAAATCTATTAAAATTGGTTCAAAAGAAATATATATGGATTCAACATATTATATAATTGACCATGATAATTACGGTAATCAGATTAAAAATAAAATTTATATATTTGATAAAGACAATAAAATATTTTATGAAGAAAATAATAAATATTTCAATAAAGATTTATATTATTATAAAGATAGTAAGAAAAATATGAAAGTTTATTATGATGCAATCAATTTGAATTACTTAGGATATTCTGATTCTGGATCATCTAAAATTACTGAAATTAAGACTTTTTCAAAATTAACAATAATAAGTTCAATCAAAGATAAATTATTAAATTTAGGATTACCTGACTTTTACTTTAATTTAAATTTGTTAAATAAAAAGGTAGATAATGAAAAATCTATAGATTCAAATAAAATTAAAGATATTATGTCATCAATTATTATATTTAAAAGTCAAAATATAAGAGAAATAATTAATAAATTTATTAGAATTTTATATAGTGTAAAATTCAGAAAGAAAGATATATCTATATATGCTAAAAAGGAAATGAAAATTGTAAATGACTCTATTAATAATATTAAAAAATTTGAGACTAAAGATGAAAATAATTCTAAATCAGTTTTTAAACATTGGAAATATATTATGAATTTTCCAATGGATAAATTACTTACAAATGATGAAAATTATAAATTTAATCAAAATTTAGGATTTGATTTCATAAACTCTGATGTATTATTTCCATTAAATAATCTTGATTCAAAATTATTATTTTATTTAATTTATAATTTAAATAGACTACTTGATTATAATAACAATTCTCAACAAATTAATCAAAATTTAGCATATATGATTATTAAACTAATTGATTATAATTTTGATTTTTATCGAATTCCTTTTGATAATATTGCCATAAGAAAATTTTATAAAATTGTTAATATAAATGCTCCAAATATTGATGAATCTTTAAGAGTTATAGGATCATATGAAGAATTACTTAATTCTCAAGAAATAGACGACGAAAACAAAGGTTTAATAAATAAAAATAATTTAGAAAAAACAGAAGAAGAAACTAATAAAGAGATTGATTCAAAAGAAGAAAGTGAAGCTCTTGATATCGATGATTATGAAAATTTAGATGATGAAGATGGTTATGGTGAAGAAGAAACTGGATATATGGATTTTCTTTAATCATATTTTAAATTTAAAAAAACTATTTTTTTAGTGAGTTAAAAAACTAGTTTTTTTTTGTAAAAGTAATTATATATGAAACTAACTTATGATCAAATAATAAATATATTATTACTAACTATAATTATTGTTCTACTTGTAAATATGTCCAGTAGAAACTTTATTAAAAAATTATTTAATTATTGTGCTTATAAAATTAATCCTGTACTAAATAAAGATTATAAAATATCATTATATTCAAATGATGATACTAAGAGCGATAAAGATAATTGTGACGGAGAAGGTATTTGTTTTAATAATCATGAAAATACATCGCAAGATATTGAATCAAAAAAATCTAATTTAGAAATTAATAAAAGTAATGATTTTTACAATAAAATAAATAAAATATCATTATCAGATAATAATAAAATATCTTCAATTAATGATAGTAAAGAAAATAGAAAGTCTAGTGCTTCGATATATTACTCTGAAAATTTAGAAGATAAACTTGCTGAACAAATATATGATTTTTTTGAAGTTCTAATTTCACAACCAGAATATACAATTACAAAAGTATCAAAAAAATTTAAATCATCACATAAACAAATAAATAATTTAATTAAATTTATTGAAGGTAAAATTAATTCAAATTCTAATTTCAAGTTTTCAGATCTAAAGATTTTAAATAATGTTTTATATTTTACAGATAAAAAAATTGTTGAAATTCAACCAATTATATTATTAATGAACTATCATTTTATTGATATTTCAAAAAAATCAAAACAATCTAAGTTAGAAGGTCAGATTAAAATTCAAATTGAACTTTATTTTGAATTTGATGATACTGATAATGTATTTGTTAGCCAAAGTAAATTTGCTAATAAGTTTGGAGTATTTAAAATTTCTAGATTATCGATTTTAGAATTTAATAAAAAAATATCTACAGATATAGAATCTATTATTGACAACAATAATAGACAAAAAAATATTAATATTGTAGACAAAAATAATAATAACATTCCATTGTTAGCAAAAGATTCTAAAGATGGAAATAATAAAAATTTTACTTATAATCTTTCAGAATCAAATGATTCAAAAGAGAATCTTAATTTTATAGAAAAGAAAACTGATAATAAATTATATATTGATTATAATACTAATACACAAACTGATAATCTAACTTTTCAAGCAGATAATTATAGTGAAACCATAAATTCACTAATTCCAGATAAAATAGTAATTACAGATAATTCACCAAATTTATATATTAATAATTAAAAATTTATATCTAAAGAAGAATATATGATACATTATTACTCTTCTAATGGGGATATCGAAAAGTTTACTAATTCATATC